CAATTGCAACCATCATAATCAGAGAGGCAACCGTTTTCATAGGCATCTGCACGGCCGCCTGCTCTGAAATTTTTAATGGTTTACTCATTTTCTCCAATCAAAAAGCCATGATACATACCATCTCCACACAGCTTTTATTTTTTCTTTAATTTTGCAACAAATGCTTTTACATTTTTCAATCATTTTTTTTCTCCTCTATTTCGTAGAAAAAATTATCAGTGTCTTCAGTTCGCCACTGTTGTGTGTCTTCTACGTTCCAGTAGTTAGTTTGTACCTTCCAATCAGGGATTTGGTCTTTTACCGTAAATGATGGTATGTCCCAAATTAATCTGTTGTTAGGTTGTGCTGCATAATTGCCGTCGTTTAACGCAAGTATGTGAGCGCACTTATGTTCGTGCGGGATCTCAGAATGATCAGTATCTAGTATATTAGGTTCTGGATGTGCAAAGTCAACAGTAAATAAATAACGACCCCAGTGCCATTTTTTATCTTTACCAATGTATTTTCCTGATTGTGATTCTAAAATATCCCAACTAGTAACAGCAGGATAATAACTAAAAGAATTCCAAAGTTGAAGTTCATCAAGTCTCTTAAGTGGAACAGCTTCCGGTTGAAAGCCACGTTGAATAAAAGCCGTAATTGGCAAACGATAAAAGATTGCACCATTCTCCATAATAGCATGAAACAAGAGCGCACGACCTGTGATACACGTAATGCCAAAGATAATGCAGTCTTCAACTTCACCATGATGTTTTTTAAGATCATATAAATATTCTCTTCTTATCTGTGCATACTCCACAGGTATATTTGCATTTAAGTAAGCCATAGTTTATCCTCACTTTATTGTACCCCAATTAGGTCCAGATTCATAGTCTACTTTGTTTGGCACCTCTAATACAACTGCCTCTTCCATAATTTGTTTTATCTTATCAGCGTTGTCACTTACAGATATATCAAGTTCATCATGCACTTGTATATGTGGTGTGATGCCTTCCTTGTGTAAGTTTATCATTGCTTTCTTTGTCATGTCAGCTGCTGATCCTTGTATTAATCTGTTCAAAGCTTTGTATGTGTATGCTCTCTTAATCCCTGGTCCGTGTTCCTGGAGCGCTGCTTCATGTGGCAATGCTTTGTGAATACCAAACTGATTTGGTTCCCACAAATGAAATCTACATAGTCGACCAAGTAAAGTTCTAATCTGTCCTCTGTTCTGTGCACGTTTCATAACACTATCCATTAATTGTTTTACAAAGGGCACACGTGAATGATACTGTCTAAATAACATATCTGATTTTTCTTTGTTGATACCTAGCTCAGCTTGTAATTTATTTTTACCCATACCATAAAACAATCCAAGATTTATTGTCTTGGCCTGTGATCTTGGTATCTCAGCCATCTCGGCTACTATCTGGTGAAAGTCTACGTTGGAATCTTTGTATGAATCTAATACATCACCAACACCATATAAATTTTGTAACGCAGCATAATGCACAACAAGTCTTGGTTCTTGTTGTGAGTAATCAAACACACCCCACTTACAACCATCCTCTGGTATAAACAATGATCTGATCATTGGTCCGAGTTCCTTGTTCCGTGCTGGTATCTGTTGTAGATTAGGATTAGAATAACTAAATCTACCGGTTACTGTACCACCTTGATCTGATCTAAGCTGGTTTATTTCAGCATGTATTCGTCCTTTATGTTCATGTTTTATTATGGTATCAATAAATGTAGTATGAGCTTTACTTATCTCACGTGCTCTTGCTATAAGTTTAACAATTGGATGAGAGTGGTTTTGTAAAAAGTTTTTTGTAAATGATGGAGAATTTGTTTTTTCGGTTCGGTCAAATGGTAGGCGCAGTTTTTCAAAAACTTGTGCAATGGATCGAGCTGCCCATATTTGGGTATCTACTCCAGTTTCTTTTTTTACTTTTAATAGGCATTCTTTTTCTTCTGATGATAATTTTTCTTTTAATTGAGTCGCTGCTTGAATATCTACTCGAACTCCTAAAAAACGCATATCGACGAGGCAAGGAAAGAGTTCAGTCTCAAGATCAAAAATAGATTGTATATCTTGGTGTTGTATTTCTTTTTTCATCTCTTGCCATAATTCTAAGGTCATCTCAGCATCTCTTTCTGCATACTCACCTACATACATAGCAGGTAGTTTATACATCTCAGACTTAGCATCTATGCCCCATATATCAGCTGTTTCCTTCAATACAGCCTCGTTTTTACCCTTTCCAAGGTAATCCCTACCCATAGAGCCTAAATCGTAACGAAAGCGATTCTCGTCTACGAGAGAGCCAGCAATCATGGTATCTACGATCTTACCCTTAATATCTAGCCCTGCAGCACGTATAAAACACACGTCATACATAGCATTATGAAATATCTTGGTTGATGGGTAGTTTAGAATGATTCTAAACCATTCCATAACTCTTTTCTTATCCATGTTACCACCACCTTCATGTGCGATAGGATAGTATCCAGACCAGTCTTCTACAGCAACAGCCACACCAACTATCTCTCCTCGTCCTGTCACAGAACCAGATCCCATAGTTTTTAATTGTGGATCTTTAGTTTCTAAATCTATAGATATCTCATCATACCTAGATAGATCAGGAAAAGATTCTGGTGGTAACCACTCTGTCTGTGGACTAAACATAGGTTTCTGTATCATTTATTTTTCTTCCATTTATTATAACCTACAGACCACTCTTCAGTTTTAACTTGTTCTTTTTCTGCGTAATCTCTTTCAATTATCATTTCTATAAAATGTATTGCTTTTAACAAATCTTGTTTCTTTCCCTTGTCACGATGTCTTATAATATATTTTATAGCACAACCTTCCGGGTATAGCAATTCATTCTCTACTACAAACTTACTGGGTTGAATTTTATATTTTTGATAGTGGCTTCCGCCATGCTGCTTGTCCCAAACTTTACTCATAATTTATATCCTTTGTATTCTTGTTTTGGTGATATGATATGTAGATGTTCCTTGGTCCTTGTTGCACCAACATAGAACAATCTATTCTCGTCATCTGCATTTCTTTCATATGCTTTCATTGTGTTTTCACTTAAATCAGTTAACAACACAACGTTTTGTGATTCACCACCTTTAGCTCCGTGTATAGTTGACAAAGTTATTCGTGGTGGTTCGTTTAGTTTTTCTCCATTCTTTCTCATCTTTCTTAAATAGTTTACATCTCTACTAGGTGCATCATCAAACGCTTCAAACCATGGTGTATCTACTTTTAATCCATAAGATTGTTTTAATGTTGCAATATCATAAGAGCTGTCTTTCAACATACCTTTTAGTTTTGTTTTATCTGTGTTGTCTTTCATGTATCCGTAGATTCTTTCTACTTCTTTGAATGCAAGTGGTTGTCCTTTTCTTAGATTCTCCCAATCAACAGCTGCATAGTGTAAGTCTTGTTCTTTAGTTCTTTTAAATTTATTTATGTAGTATCTACCATCTCTGTACAAATTTTCTTCTAAATCATTTAACATGTATTTAGTTCTTGCTAACACTAGCCATTCACCTGACGACATATCTATTTGTTCAAAGTCATCGTATCTTGATAAGGATCCTTCGTGTGTTTTTGGTTTCCAAGTTTTATCTATTCTATTTCTAATTTTATTTATTATATTCATTGCAACGTTATGAACCTTTGCTGGTATTCTGTGTGATTGTGTAAGAGGCATTATTAAACCTTTTTGTGCTATAAAAGAATCTACATCTGCACCTGCCCATCTAAAGATAGCTTGATCATCATCTCCTGCAATAAAAGAATCTGTTGTTTTATTCCATATAGTTTTTGCCATATCCCACTGCATAAGAGATAGGTCTTGTGCTTCATCTATAAATACAACATCAAAGTTTGGTGATTTATCTGATTTTATAAAACGTAAAATCATATCGTTAAAATCTATTAGATTGTATTCTTTTTTGTATCGCTCTATTTCGTTTGCAATAATACGTAGTTTATCTCTTTCAAGATCACTATTGTGTTCTGCTAAATCAAACTGTTGTTCTGGTGTAATATTTCGTAACTTTGCGAGATTTATT